TTATACGAACGTAGGTGACGGTATACTGGGCACTGAACTCACACCGTTCAAGGTGACGAGTGCTCTGGGTACAGTTGAGGTGACGACATCATGAGTTTCACATTAGCCACACTGAAATCGACCGTTCAGGACTACTTGCAGGTCGATGAGACCACCTTCAACGCAAACCTCAACACGTTTATTGAAGAGGCGGAAAGCCGAATCTTCAAGTTGGTGCAGTTGCCTGAGCAACGCAAAAACGTCACCGGCACTCTGACGTCAGGCAATCGGTTTCTCGCTACGCCGTCAGACTTTTTTGCGCCATTTTCGTTAGCTGTAATCAGCAATAGTCGTTACTACTACCTCGACTACAAGCATCCCTCTTTTATCAAAGAGTACAGCCCAACGACTACAACCCAAGCGCAACCCAAGTATTACTCGCTGTTCGATGACACGGCTTTTGAGTTGTCGCCCATACCGGATTCTGGTTATTCGGTTGAGCTTCACTACCTTTACAAGCCAGCTTCATTAACGGCAGGTGCAGACTCAGGGACTACCATCTTGTCCACAGACCATCCAGATCCGCTTCTGTATGGCACGTTGGTCGAGGCGGCTATATTCCTGAAGGAGGCTCCAGATGTCATTCAGACGTTTGAGTCTCGATTCAAGGAGGGGATCGCGAGAATGAAGAACGTGAGCGAAGGCCGCGCTACTCGCGATGAATATCGGTACGATCTGTTGAGAACAGGTGTGAGTTAATGTCACGAATACCAGAGTTGGAGGGGGCTCATGTCGCCCTGATAGGCCTTGGCGCCTCTCAAATAGACTATGTAATTGGAGTAGAAAACAGCAAAACGTGGAACGAGGTGTGGTGTGTGAATGCCGCGCTAGGCGTTTTCCCATGTGACCGTGTTTTTATGATGGACCCGGCGAGTCGGTACTTGGATACCGAAGACGCTGGGGCCCAAACCGATGTGATGCGTCGGTGTCTCCCTAACTTCAAAAAACCCATCTATTCATGCGAGCTTGATGAGCGTGTACCGGCTATCGTCGAGTACCCTATCAAAGAGGTGGTTGATGATCAGCGGTGCGCTTATCTCAACAACACCGTGGCGTATGCTATGGCGTTTGCTTTGTACAACAAGGTGGCGCACATCGACTTGTTTGGCATGGATTTCAGCTACAAACACAACATCCACTTTGCGGAAGCAGGTCGAGGATGCCTTGAGTTCTGGGTGTCGCGGTGCATTTCGCAAGGCGTTGGTGTGGGTGTGAGCCAGAAGTCTGCGCTTCTCGACAGCAACGTAGACCCTCACGAGCGCTTGTATGGCTATCACCGACTAGACGACCCAATGTTGGTTATGACCGATCAGGAAGGCCAGTTTATGGTGTGCCCAAGATCTGAATTCGAGGAGGCTCGGCGTCACTTTAATTTTCAGAAGGTTGAAATGCCTTCGTCGCCGGAGCCGTATAAAGGATGATTTCACAAAACGCAGATATTGGTTTGGGAAGCGTGATGGTTGCAACCTCCGATGATGGAGGTCATGACCCGGAGTTTTGGGCAAAAGTTGTAACTGACCGCTTGGTAAGTATTTCGGATAGTGCCGAGCCGCATATCCGACAGCAAGCTGAGGCTTTCCGGCAACAAGTTTATGAAGTAGTATTGAGGGGGATTAAAAGCGCCATTGCGAGTGATAGGACGACTTTGTCTGTTATGCTTCGGCGTCAAGGTCATCAACAAATGGCTGATATACTAAAGGAGCTATGACATGGCTATCACATCGGCGATCTGTACATCATTCAAGCAAGAACTGCTGGTAGGTACGCACAACTTTACTGCATCTAGTGGTGATTCGTTCAAGCTGGCTCTCTATACTAGCTCAGCGACTCTCGGTGCATCCACTACGGCTTACACCACCTCAAACGAAGTTAGTGGCACGAATTACACTGCTGGCGGTAACACACTTACCAGTGTGACCCCGACAACTTCTGGCACGACGGCTATTTGTGACTTTGCAGATTTGACGTTTGGCACTGCGACCGTAACGGCTCGTGGTTGCCTCATTTACAACGACACGCAAAGCGACAAAGCAGTCGCGGCGATTGACTTTGGGGGAGACAAAACCAGCACGGCAGGTAACTTCACCATTGTATTTCCGTCGCCCACGGCTACGGGTGCAATTATCCGGCTTGCGTGATGCGTTTCTATGCCGCTTCAGACCATAGAATTCAGACCGGGGATCGATAAGGAATCAACCGATTATGCGGCGAAAGGCGGCTGGGTTGATGGCAACCTTATCCGATTCCGTAAAGGACGGGTTGAAAAAGTTGGCGGCTGGAATAAGCTTGGCACTGATACTTTTCTCGGTATTGGTCGCGCTCTCCATAGTTGGATCTCTTTGGGTGGTACTCGCTTTTTGGGAGTGGGTACGACATTTAAGTATTACATCGAAGAAGGTCAGTCCTACAACGACGTTACCCCAATAAGAACCACCACGGCCGCTGGTGATGTTACTTTTAGTGCCACAGACGGCTCCTCAACTATTACCGTAAGTGACACTGCGCACGGAGCGGTAACAAATGACTTCGTTACTTTCTCTGGCGCCGCAACGCTTGGCGGCAACATTACGGCAGAAGTGCTCAACCAAGAGTACCAAATCAGCCTTGTTACGGACCTCAACACTTACGAAATCGTAGCCAAAGACACGGACGGCGCCGAAGTGACCGCTAACAGTAGCGACACGGGTAACGGCGGATCATCGGTAGTGGGCACTTATCAAATTAACGTAGGCCTCGACACGTTTGTTAAGTCAACGGGTTGGGGTGTTGGTACGTGGGGTGCAGGCGGCTGGGGTTCATCTAACGCCATCTCTGCGGCAGGCCAACTGCGCCTTTGGACGCACGACAACTTTGGTGAAAACCTTATTCTCAATCCACGCGGTGGCGGTATTTACCGATGGGTTGAAAATAACGGGGTTACCGTAAGGGCTGTAGAGCTTTCTCAGGTGTCTGGGGCTAACCAAGTGCCGACCGTGGCTTTACAGGTTATCACTTCGGAAACCGATCGACACCTTATTTGTTTGGGTGTAGATCCGACGTCAGGTGGTACACGCACCGGCGTTATTGATCCTATGCTGGTGGCTTTCTCCGATTCAGAAAATGAGCTTGATTTTGAGCCCACTGCTACCAACAGTGCTGGCTCAATCAGGCTCTCTTCGGGCTCATTCATTGTTGGCGGAATCAAGTCACGTCAGGAAATCCTAATCTGGACTGATACGTCTCTTTATTCGATGACCTTCATTGGGCCACCGCTTACCTTTGCGATGAACTTGGTCAATGAGGGATCGGGCCTTATCGGTCCTAAAGCGGCAGTCAACGCCCCCAACGGTGTGTACTTCGCGAGTAAGACCGGTTTCTACTTCTACAACGGTGCGGTGCAAAAGGTGCCGTGTTCAGTGCAGGAATACATCTTTGACGACCTAGATCTCGGTCAAGCATTCAAATGCCACATGGGTGTAAACGCTGAGTATGGCGAGGTGTGGTTCTTCTATCCTAGCATCGAAGATGGCACGGGAGAGATCTCGCGCTACGCAATCTTTAACTACGAAGAAAACCATTGGTCGATCGGCTCACTTACGCGATATGCATGGCTTGATGCCGGGATCGAGGACCTGCCTTTTGCTACGGCGACAAACTCGTCATCTCAATGCGTGTTCCAGCACGAAACGGGTTATGACGCCTACGAAGATGCCATGACTGGCGTCTTCATTGAGTCTGCTGACATTGATATTAGTAGCGGCGACTCCTTTACGTTTGTCAAAGAAATCCTGCCTGATATGCGGTTTGTCGTGGAGTCTGGCATTAGTAATACGCCTGCCATGAACATTGTTTTGAAGCGACGTGATTATCCGGGCGATTCATTAATCACCGACAGCACCAATCAAATAACTCAGACCACGAAGTTCAAAAACGTGCGCACTCGAAGCCGTCAGATTGTGCTTCGGTTTGAGAGTGATGACGACGCGCAAGCAGTCGATCAAAAGGGTTATAAGTGGCGGATAGGCTCTACACGCCTTGAATTGCAACCGAGCGGACGTCGTGCATGAGCGTTTTATTGCCAACCCGGCTACCGCTCGCTCGTGGCGAGACGGTATCAACGGATACGTTCAATCGATTGGTTCGTGTATTAGAGCT